CAATACGGGAGATGCAGACCAAACAAATGGAGAAGGCGTATATCGCAAAAAACGACCTGCTCAATTTATCCATTCCGTAATAAGACCCATATATGAAGGCAGCAGATTTAAAGCGCTATTAGCCTCCTTCTCAGGTTTATCAAGCATCGCAGGATTTCGGGCAGCGATTAAGTCGTATCGCGCTCGCAAGTCTGCCGGCGATATTGTTGCCGATGCCGTAGAAGCGGTCATCGATGAACTAGATCCTAAAAAGTAATGAGCGCGGTAGATTATGCAGGATTAGCGGTAGGCGTTGTCACCGTACTCGGTGGCGTTACTGCCATGATCCAATTCCTTATCAAGCATTACCTTTCAGAGCTAAAGCCCAATTCGGGATCATCGGTCAAAGATGCCATTACATGGCTCGAAACTCGCGTGGATAAAATCTACGAATTACTATCAGAGCGGTAGAATTCCGCTATGGCTAGAACCCGTAAAAAGGTCGAGGATGATCTTTATAGTCCTCTAGACCAATACTGCATCGGACTCCATGAGTTCTACAAATCGTTACGCCGTGCCGGTTTCGCAGCTGATATGGCTATGGGAATGATTATGGATCCTGATAAGGGCGCATATCCAGACTGGCTATTGCCAGGAATACCGGACTTTAATCCGAATAATCCAGATCACACCGATTGGGAAGATGACGAGGACTAATGAAAAAAATAGCCTTTATTTCCGATTTGCAAGTTCCTTATCACGATGAAAGAGCAGTCGAGAATGTAGGCAAATTCCTTCATTGGTGGAAGCCCGACCAGGTTATTTCCATTGGTGATGAAATTGATTTACCCATGATCTCTCGCTGGACTGAAAACACTCCAGGATGGTATGTGCAAACTCTTGCAGCTGATAGAGATTTAACCGTAGAGATTCTTGACTATCTCGGCGTGACAGACATGATCCGAAGTAATCACACAGACCGACTTTACAATGTCATTATGAAGAAAATCCCTGCGTTCCTGGCGCTGCCCGAGCTCAAATTTGAGAAGTTCATGCGCCTTGATCAGTTAGGCATCAAATTCCACCGTAAGCCTTTAGAGTTCGCTAAGAACTGGATAGCCATCCACGGAGACGAGCAAGGCATCAATCCAAATGCCGGTTTAACGGCTCTAGGAGCCGCTAGGAGGCACGGAAAGAGCGTGGTATGTGGTCACACCCATAGAGCGGGCCAGTCGTCCTTTACAGAGGCTTCTGGGGGCGTTTTAGGGCGTGTTTTACACGGTGTCGAGGTAGGCAACCTTATGGACTTCCGCCAGGCTGGATACACGAAAGGCACGGCTAACTGGCAGTCATCATTCGTGGTGGGCTATGCCGATAAGAACGGATTTGCGCCCACGATTATTTACCTAGATCGCGATGGTTCCTTTAGCTTCCAGGGTAAGCAATTTGGAAAACGAATTATCTAGAACTATCGATGACCATATAGAAGCCTGGGAGGCTCTAGGTCTCGATTAATTATAACGAAATCGTTATACGAGCCTATTTGCCATTGTCGGCTAGTCGTGCAACCCTAAATCAGTGAGCAAATGTCTCACAAGAACGGGAGCAAATCATGGCTATATGGATCAATATCTGCATCGTGTCATTATTTGGATTAATGGCATATATAACCTACTGGCTAGGCTATAACGATGGATTTAAGGAGGGAAAGCGCAATGGATTTGCCAAAGGCAGAGCTCAAAGCTTCTCAAATTCTCGCTGATGCTAGGGACACAATGCAAGCCCGCGGACAACAGTATGCTGATCCGGCAACGAATCACCTACGAATTTCGCACCTCTGGAGCACCTATCTCGAAAGATATGTCAGCCCTGAGCAAGTTGCGATGTGCATGGCGTTACTCAAAATCGCACGATCGATGGAATCTAGAGAGTATGCAGATAATTACATTGATGCCGCTGCCTACCTCAGTATTTCGGGAGAACTCGCAACGATGGACTGGGATCTCCATGAGCGTTATTAGAAATACCGATAGCACTCGTTGGTGCGATTACTGTAAAGCTCAATGGGGCTTAGACAGACCGCAAGTCCGACATAAAATCAATATAGCCTCTTGGGTCGTAATTGGCTCTAAGGGGCTACGCTCTTATTACTGCGGATCATGTGCCGCAGATGTAACTCACTGGAACTGCACTTGCACTAATCCGCGAGGATGCAGGAATCGCTTCCCATTAGAAGAACAAATCACCGGCAAACAACCGCCTCAATTAGAAATGAGTTTATAAATGGCGTTTAACCTTAATGATTACGATCCAGTCGAAAAGCGATTGGGTTCACCGAAACTATGTACAACCTTTTGGGAGGATTATCCAGATGGAAGAGTCGAAACAGAATTGGTCAGTGTCACTAATGATGGATTCATTGTTAAAGCATGGATATACCGGACTTTTCTGGATAGCGTCCCGTTCAGCTCCGGGCTCGCGCATGAGAAAATTAGCGATCGCGGGGTCAATTCGACTTCTGCTCTGGAGAACTGTGAGACTTCGGCAATTGGTCGCTGCCTTGCTAACGCAGGTTACGCCGCCAAAGGAAAGCGACCTTCCCGCGAAGAAATGGAAAAGGTAGCGCGTTACGAGAATGATAAAAAGCTCGAAACGATTACGGTGGCTCCGGAAGATTCTTGGGATACATTCACCGCAACAATGCCCGAAACAGTTAAAGCTTCTGCCTCTAATGTCATCGATTTCGTCAAAGAGGCGCTAAACGCTGAAGAAGTGCCTCAATGCGTACACGGTAACCGGATCAAGAAGCAAGGAACCGCTAAAACAGGTAAGCCTTATCTTGGCTGGGTCTGCGCTGAAACTGGCAGTCGTGGAGCCTTACAGACTCCGAAATGTGAACCTATTTGGTACAAGTATGTTGAGCAGACCGGAACATTCAGAGCGCCAGAGGAATTTGGTGAGTAAATGGCTACCATAATTTGCAACCAGACAAATGATCCGATAATTAAGAAAATTGCTGATTACTTTAGGATTGATGGTGAAATATCAACCATAGAAACAGATTTGCGCGATAATTCTTTGACCGTTCAGTATTACCAGGAAATCGATGACAATGTAATCCACGGTGAATTGCGGATTATGTTAGTTCAAGGTTTCTGGGAGGATTTCTAATTATGGGTTATGTCCAAATCGGAAAGCATGTACTTGTGGATGGCGAAGTCGTTGCTACTGCTACTGCTAACGGAAAATTCGTAGAGAGCCTTACTTGCGATTCCTGTAATGAGATTAAGGTTTACTCTGATGGATTTACCTTGGAAAATGGCTTTTGGGGGTGTTCGAAATGCAAGGCGCTGAATTAATGCCTTATTACATATATAGCTGCGAGATCTGCGAAACACGCTTAGAGACTCATCATTCTATATTTGAGAATCCAGGCGTAAATTGCCCTCAATGCGGGTGCACTATGCAAAGAGTTCCGCAATACACCGGAATCCAATTTAAGGGAAACGGGTTTTATAAGAATGACTCGAAGTCAAAGTAGGAAGCATCGTGGTTATAAAACTCAAAGGGTGGTCGCTGAATATCTTCGCCAATGGTTCCCGTACGCCCAAAGTGTGGGAGCGGGGGTTCAGGGGTCAGATATTATCTTTACGCCTTTCGATATTGAATGCAAAGCTAGGGATCGTATTGACTTGCCCGGAACGCTTAAACAACTCCGAGAAAGAAAAGGCGATCGGTTGGGATTTGCAGTCCTTAGATTAAATCAACAAGGGGATTCTCATCCCGAAGAATATGCAGTAGTCATGAGATTGGGAGACTTCATGGAACTAATAATCAGATGCAATAAATGCGGATCATGGCAAGAGCTATATGGTCACTGCGCTACTTGTCAGAAAGAGGCTAAAAAATGAGCCGCTGCTATTCGTGCAATAAATTTGCTGCTATGGAGCTCTGCGATTCGTGCTTCTATGCGATGAATCCTCCGGTCAAGAACCGAGAAGCTTACGAAGCTGCGCTATCGGATACGGTTGTTAGATCTGCCGTTTTAACCGTTATCCGGGCGTTTAAGCCGACTACCGAAAGCCCTGAAAATATCCGAATTAACGAGATGCTCTCAGCGATAGAGGATGAAATTGATAAACTGGTCTAAAGCGACACGCCTTGTGACCTGGGGTTTTGCGAATGTGCTTCCATCGCATGCTACCCTCGAAGCAAAGCAAGGCGCTCGGAAGCGCCAACGCAAGCCCTTCAGGGCGCTTGCGGGTTTGCTCGTCTTCGGGGGAGCTCTATGCCTATTACTAGGCGCGTTGCAAAAGATTGCTAAAAAAGAAGAGATAAAGCCACAGCCGATAAGTACACAGGCTCACGCAGCTAGCGATCATCAAATCAATCGAGTAAAAGCAAGTACATCATTACCCCAATTTAATGCATTAGTACCTATATTGAATAGAGAAGAAAATCAGATACTACATGCCAGTCAGTCAAAG